TTTTACCATATATATGAAGGTGATTACGACCAAGATGGTGTTGCTTTTGTATATATTCAAAAGGAATATTATAGTGATGAACCTTCAAGTAAATCTTTTAGGGAAAAGACACCAATATTAATTGTTAATGATTATGAAAAATTAACCAATATGTTTGGAAGTTATTGGATAGAACCTATGAAAGAGTGGTTTAAAGATAACTTTGATTTACCAGTAAAAACAATCGTACCCGACTAATGAAAATATTAATAACAGAATCTCAGGCAAAAAGATTATTTGAAATTTATTCAGATAATGATTATATCGGTAAAAAAGTTATGGTATATTATAACTTACATAAACACACTTTTTCGGTAACATACAAGGGTAGATTAATTTCACACTCCGATTATGTTAAATTAGAAGATGTTGAATTTAGAGTTAGACAAGGTGGTAGAGAAAGAGTGGTTAGAGAAAAAAGTAAAAATGTACATTCATTTGTTATTGGAACTTTAATGGATTATTGTGAGTTTCCTTGTGAGAATTTACCAAAAGAACCTAACAATAATATTGTTACCTACAACCCATACAAGTATAATTCTTATGTTATGAAAGACACCGAAGAACCTATATTTCACGCTAATGAAGTGGAAATGATTAATTTAAAAAATAAAATTTTTATAACAAAATAAAGATGCCATTACCAAACAAAATAAAAAAACATATTCCGTTAACATCCTCAAAAACTCTTTTACCAAGAAGAGAAGAACTTTTGGATAAAATTAATAAAGACGGAACTTTCCTACCAAAATCAATTTTACATGCGGATTTGGATAGGGGGTTTTTAGATTTTGTTAAAAATGATTTAAAAACTGTTGTTGAGGGTAAAACCATATCAATGGTTGATATTTTGGTAACAACTCAAAATTGGGCACAATTCACAGAAACTTGGAATTTACAAAATATAGATAAAAATGTTGAGACCCCATTTATAACCGTGGTTAGAGTACCCGAAGTTAAATATGGTACAAATCCTGCAATAGTTTATAACATTCCAAATAGAAAACAATTCTTCTACGCTCAAGTGCCTACTTGGGACGGACAAAGACACGGGTCGGATGTATATAAAATACCTCAACCAGTTCCTGTTGATATTTCATTTGTTGTAAAAATAATTTGTAATAGAATGAGGGAATTAAATGAGTTTAATAAAAATGTACTTGGGAAGTTCGCATCAAAACAAGCATATACATCAATCAAAGGACATTATATTCCAATCGTTATGGGAAACATATCGGATGAATCTGTTATGGAACTTGAAAAAAGAAAATATTACATCCAAAGTTATGATTTCACAGTACTTGGTTTTTTAATTGATGAAAATGAATTTGAAGTTTCTCCATCAATTTCTAGATTATTACAAGTTGTAGAAATTGACACAAAAACAACAAAAAAACAAAAAAAAATAAATTCAAATATGAATAATTCTGAAATTACTGTTTTATTTGTTGAAACAAATAATAATATTTCACAACTTTTTAATTACACAACCGATTTAAATTTAGGTAAAATAACTAACATTGATAGCTTTGATGTGTATATTAACAATGAATTTTATGGGTCTGATTTATCTCATATTCAAATCAACACAAACGATGTTTTGAAAATTGTTGTGGTTAAAAAAGACGACACTAAAGAGGCGTCAATTATATTAGAAAACCATTTAATTTAGTCCTCACCATAGATATCCTTTTTAGGTGAACACTTTTCAACAATTAATCTTTCCAAGAATCTATACATTTTGATTCCATTTTTTTCACAATAAGTTTTAAGAATTTCGTGGGTTTCTACCGAAATCTTCAAATTTTTAATCTTTTTAATGTCTTTATCCATAGGTAGAAAAAAGGTAGAAAAAAGTCTACCTAAAATATAAATAGTTCGCACAAAGTAAAGTCTTTTGTTTTTTTTCAGAATATTTATCAATAAAAATAAATTAATAAATAAAAACAACAAAAAAAATGGCATCAAACAGTAAAGTATTCGTATCTCCTGGAGTATATACTTCTGAAGTTGATTTAAGTTTCGTAGCCCAAAGTGTGGGTGTAACTACATTAGGTATTGTTGGTGAAACCTTAAAAGGTCCAGCCTTCGAACCTATTTTTATACGAAATTTTGATGAATTCTCGGCGTATTTTGGAGGAACTTCCCCTGAAAAATTTATAAACACACAAATACCAAAGTATGAGGCGTCCTATATCGCTAAAGCATATTTACAACAATCTAATCAATTATTTGTAACTAGAGTTTTAGGTCTTTCCGGATATGACGCAGGACCATCTTGGTCAATCACAACAAAAGCAAATGTTGATTCAACAACAATTGATTTTAATTGTCTAACTTTAACACCTGGATGTGATTCTGTGTGTGAAGAATATGAAATATATACATATTCATATAGTTTTTCAGGATGTGATGATAGTGTATCATCTGTTACAATGATTGACACAGATTTACCTCAATTTTTATTAAATAGATTCGATTTACCATATGAATTATTTGATGGTAGTATATCAACACTTCGTTCAGATATTAATAATTTAATATTTGACTCAATTAGTAATTTTGGTGAATCATATTCAGGTATTTCTTACTTTGGTACAATACCTACAACTAGTTATTCAGATTTAACATCTTATACTGCGTCAACAAATGTTTTTGGTGTTGATAATGTTAGTTCTGATTTGGCGGATTATACCGCACCACAAAATGACCCTTGGTATTATTCATTATTTGATAATAATGGTGGTGGTTCATATAGTGGTTCATCTTTTTACGGTATTGTTGATGGTATAGAAGAAATATCGGTTACATCAAATTGTTCAACTATCTATGAGTTTACAGTTGGTGGATATGTATCGTCATTAGATAATCTTATTGGGGGTTCAAATTACACGGCGGGACTTCGTACTACTTTATCAGATAATAATGGTGTTGGTTTAACGGTTAATATTACTGTTGGTGGCGGTGGTGTCATAACAGGTGTTAACATTGTGAGTCCGGGGACAGGATATCAACCTGGTGATACAATTAATATTCAACAACTTGGTTCCAGTAATGATGCCACTATTCTTGTTGAGGATATAGGAGCAACAACAATTGGTTGTATTAACTATAATACCAATACGATAAGTGTTGTTGTACCAGTTGGAACTGATTTATCAAATATTGTTTGTGGGTTCGACACTTGTGTACCAAATGGAAATGTATCAATTGGTAATGCGGGTCAAACGAGTGATGAAACCGTTAATGATTTTTCAAATGGAGCTCTAACATATCAATTATTATCCGAAGATGAGAACAACCCAACAAATTGGGTCGTAACTGTTATGATTGAATCAGTTTGTAATCCAATTGTTATTGGTAACATAGGTGTACCTGATGAGGGAGAAAATGTAACTTGTTATGCTGGTGTTGTTACAGGGGAAATCTATATTTATTCAGGAACTGCGTATACCGATTTTGACGATTTAGTTATAGCGACTCTTCGTTCAAGAGGTATAGCTACTTACGGTAGTGATAATGGAGCTGTTTACGAAGTTTCAGGTCTAACAGATGTTTCAATGGATTGTACTTCAGTATATTCAGGTGTCACTAAAAACCCATATTTAACATTTGGTTTAAATGTAACGAATAAAGATGGTGAGTCGTATTTCTTTGAAACTTCATTACAAAATTCGGATTCTAAATATATTAGTAAAGTTTTTGGTTCATCTAATTTTGCAAAACCAAGAACAACAGTTCCATTATTTGTAGAAGAAAGATATCAATCTTTATTAAATTATGGATATAGAAAAGGATTTATTAGAGGTTTAAATTGTGAATTAACATCTTTACCAAACGCTAGACAGGGTGTTGACCCAACATCAATTGCTTGGTACTTGGAAAAATATCAATCACCTACATCTCCATGGGTTGTTTCTGAATTAAGAGGTAATAAAGTTTATAACTTATTTAAATTCACAACAATTGCTGATGGTGAGGCCGCTAACACAGAGGTTAAAATATCGATAGCAAACATTTCATTTAATAATGGGACTTTTGATGTATTAGTTAGAGATTTTTATGATTCAGATAGTGCTCCTGTTGTTCTTGAAAAATTTACAAATTGTAATATGAATATGAACGACAATTCATTCATTGCTAAGAAAATTGGTACTATGGATGGTGAGTACGAACTGAATTCAAAATATGTTATGATTGAGATTAATGAGGATGCACCTATGGATGCTCTTCCTTGTGGATTTTTAGGGTTTAATTCTAGAGATTACGCTGGTGTTAAATCACCATTCCCAATCATAAAAACTAAATATGATTATCCTGGTGAGGTTGTTTATAACCCTCCATTTGGTTTAGCGTCAGGCGCTGATGATTCAACTAGAAGTGGTGGTGATAATGTTAGAAGAACTTATCTTGGTATATCAGATAGTATTGGTATTGATGCTG